ATTTGAAGTAGCCATTAGATGTTATACACCCTTCCTTTTGGTCTACCTACTCTTCTTCCACGAGGTGTTGTTCTTGGAAAACGAGGTTTTCTAGGTGGAACTTCTCTTGGTTGGGGCGAATCAGGTGTAATAGGAGTACGTTGTTTACCTTGCCTGCCTTGCTTTCCTGTTTTTCCGCTTACATTTTTGTTTTTTTCTTTTTCTTCTTTTATTTTTTGGTCTATTCTTCTTTTCATGCGAGGACTTATCTCTCCCTCAATTGAAGAACCTTGTGATCTTTTAAGTTTTTTTAAACTAGCCGCAAGACCACCTTTTTTGTAACCCATTTTAGCAACAACTTGAGGAGCTACTTTTTTTAATTTAGCCAAACCTTTATTTCCTTTTGGTATTGGCTTTCTGTTTCCTTTTAGTTGTTTTGGCATTTGTTTTCTTGAGATTGCCATTTTCTTCCTCACTATAGAGATTATTAAATGTTACATCAGGATCCATGTAACTGTCATCCTGTTCTGCACAATGCGTATGTTGACTAGGGCGAAAGTCTGGAGCACCTTCTCCAGTAGCCCATAATGCAGGGGAAGTAACTCTAACCCTGTTGTTCGGTAAAGCGACCATATTGCCTTCCCATTTTCCTTCAGTTAACACAATAACATGACTCTGCTTGTGCTGGGCTGGACAATCTGCGATTTCACTTTCGGTATAGTCGATAGTGAATAAATACCGTCCACTATAGAAATCTCCGTCAATCTTACATAACCAGGGAGATGGTTTACACCTCTGAAGTTCCAAAATTGTGTGGTGATGCGATGGACAATCCCACGGTTGAGCAAGGTGTGTTTCCATTCTTTCAGGCCAATCATTGAATGTGATGTCCCCACAGAGGGCTGTGATTGGCATTCTAGCCCACATTGCCCCTCCAGTAATGTTAGGTTCCTCTGTTTCATCCGTTTCACATCCTGTAAAGATAATTTGGAAGCTGAGACATCGGTCTGGCATTGTTGTAACAGCCACCGCCAATCCGTGAACAAACTCACCGTGGTATTTTTGATGTCCATGTGTAAATTCTTTTCTAATCCAAACCTTAGTGTATGGAATATTGCTTATAAGATAAGCCATTAACCCATCTTTCTTCTTACTGCACCACCTTTAGCGTAACCTTTTTTCATCATGCCACCACCCATCATTTTTTTAACAGAACCACCCTTAGCCATTTTAGTCTTCACAGGACCACCCTTAGCTTTTCCTTTAGCCATTTTTGTTCCCATAGCCATTCTTTTTCTTGGACTTACGTTCATGTTTTTCTCCTTTTATTTTTAACAATTGTTGCTACATTTCTAGGTTTACCACCAGGATTTCCAGCAGCTCTTTTTCTTTGTACTGCTGACTTTCTTTGTGCCGCAGTCATTGATTTTGCTTTTGCTCTTGGCACACATTTCGGATAACCACGTTTGCTTTTCTTGGTTGACTTGCGTCCACAGGCTTGATATTTCCCTTTTTTTTTAGGAGCTCCGATATCTACCCAATCTCCTTTAGAACCTTTACCAAACCATTCTTTAAGGGACATTATGCGTAGCCTCCCCCTCTTTTCTTGTATGTTTTTACTAAATAAGCATTAGCGTAAGCTGATGGATAAACATCGAATTTGCGTTTTGTTTCTGCTTTTACACGAGCATATAAAGATGGATTCGTAGGTTTAGAACCCGATTTTTTCTTAGTAGTATTTTTCTTTTTAACAGTCATTATGTAATTGCTCCTCCGCCTCTAGTGGCAGCACCCATACCTCGTCTGCCTTTCTTTCTGGGTTTTTTACAAACTAACCCACCGTCTTTTAAACCAATATCAGTTATATCATCAATTCCAAGGGGATGATCAAACTCATCTATTTCAGGAAAAAGTTCTTCCATTCTTTGTTTTTTCTTAGCCGCGTTTACTTTTGCTCTGTTTATTGCGTCTTCTTTTTTCTCTTTTCTAACTTTTTTATTGACACCTACTCTTCTTTTCTTTTTAATTCCTTTAGTAAACTCCGAGTAATCAAACTTTGTTCCCATTCTATCTCTAGCAAGTTTCATTATTTCTTTAACAGACTTGCCCTCTTTTATAAGTTGAGCAACATTACCTCCACCCAACACTTTACGAGCTATTAAAGGAATTTTAGGGGCTCCCATTACGCTACCGATCCTCCACCTCGAGTAGCGGCTCCCATACCTCGTCTACCCTTTTTCTTAGATTTCTTTGCTACGACTTCTCCGCCATTTTTCATTTTTTTATAAGGAGGTTTTATTAATTTTAAAGGTCCTATACCTCCAGCACCTGCGCCACCTAAACCACCACCACCTCTTGGACCACTACCTTTTGGACCACTACCTTTTGGACCACTACCTTTTTGGTTAGATATTTTTTTCCTAGTTTCCATATATTTTTTAGGAAAATCTCTTTCATGTGCATCAGGATCTTCAGCCAACATTCTTTTACGAACAGTATCTGACAATCTGCCTCCCTTTAACTCACTCCTTCTTTTGCGGTTTTCACGTTCTCTACGCTCTCGCTCTTTATCTTCTTTAGTCATTTTACTTTCCCCAAAAAAATTGTTGAAGCATAATTAAAAAAGCAGTTATGGCACTTCCTGCGCCTGCTGCCCACATCAATGTTTTCCATCCACCTTTAGCTTCTGATAATACAGCATGAATTTCAACTAAAGACTTTTTAATTTCTTCTATATCAGCTTTCATATCATCCATATCTTGTTGCATATGTTTTATCTCATTACCTTGAACAGCAACTTTGCTGTTTATATCTTTACCAAAGACTCTCTGTATATCTTCTTTTTCCATTAGCATTTCCACCTTCTTCTAGCTTGTCGTAAACGGCTATTCGGATTTTTAGCAGCTTTTGGAAATTTTTTCATTTGTCCAGCAGATCTCGCACAAAAAGATTTGCGTCTTTTTGCATCTTTAGAGCCTTTTTTAACTTTTCCTGTTACTGCGGTTTTAAGTTTAGAACCAGGATTGGCTCTACGATATGCTGCTACTCCTTTTTTAGTCATTCCCGCTCCACTCTTCGTAGAGCGAAAATTACCAGATTTCACAGAAGTTTTAATTCCCATGCCTCTGCTTTTTCTCTCAGCCATTTTAGGCTTCGTAAAAAATCGTCAAACTTGGAATATTACTAGCTGTAGAAGCTGTTACTAAAATGCCGTCTGAGAACAATATACCCTGGTTAGGTATGTTAAGTGTCTCAGAACCTGAAGCTCCCCCAGAAGATGAAATCGTCAGAAGGTTTGCACCTTCCGCAGACCCATTTAAAAAAGTCATGGCAGCACTAGCTTTGCTTGTAAAATACAAACCAGTTAACCTGACCCTCCCTGATATAGAAGCTGAACCGCTAATCGTAGTAACCGCTCTTGCGTCAGAAAGATAACCCATGACCTGCTCCTTATGAGAGGTTGTTATTTTGAATATATAAAACAGTTACCGTAGCAGCACCAGTTGAACCGTCTTCTGTTCCAGCCACAAAATCGGCCATAACTTCTAAGTCGGTAGTACCTACATCAGTAGCTTCTGTATCCAAAGTTCCACGAGTTGTTCCTAAAGCTTTTACGTTAGTAGCAGGAATAAAAGCATCTGCATCAGCAGAAGTTCCTACTGCAACAGTAGCTGTACCAGAATCATTGTTGACTGTAGTTACATTTAAAATTACATCCACAACTTGTGAATTTGCAGGAAGAATAGCTACTCTTTGATTAAGAGCATCTGCTCCGATAATATCTATCACAACAGACTGAGCCATTACAACTGAACCTACGTTGGTAATGTTAGTGCCTACAGTAGTTCCTGTAGTATTTTTAATTGTTCCAGCTTTTACTGGACCTGAAAATGTTGTTGTTGCCATTTGTTTCTCCGTGTATTAGCACTCGTCATACAATCTCTAATATGTCTGCTAGGTCAGTATGTATGACTAATTAACCCTAGTTATTTTTTAATAGTTTCTTTTAACCAAGTATAAGGCTTTTGTGAGTATTCAACCATACTTTTTGCTATTGCCGCATTAGCGTCTATAACATTTTTAGTTGTTTCAGAAGTTTGTTTTGCCCAAGACTCCCAAACTTTAAAAATTATATCCATTTGTATCTCCAAAAAAAGGAAAGGGGGCAAAAGCCCCCAACCCAATTAAGCACCTTGACTACCAAACATTCCTCTAGGATCTGAGAAACCAAATGAATATCTTTCACGAGCTTTGTAACGAACATTACCAGTATCAAAATCACCCTCAAAGGCAGTTTTAATACCGACTCGTTGAAACATCTTCATTCCATTTGGAGAATCGGTTTTAATGAAAAACGCATCAGGATCATTAAGATAATGATTTACCGTATACCCTTGTGGGAGCATTCCCATGTTACGAGTAGCGTTAATGTCATTATCAGCCGTTCCTGGTCTTAAAGTAGACTCTAAAATTCTATCAGCAGTAAACTGAAGTTCCTTAGGAATAATTAACTTTAAACCCCTGACAGCGATTTTAAGTCCACGCTCATCTGTAAATGCAGCAATATCAATAAGAGATTGCTCAAGAGAGGTTTCATTTAAATCTGCGTCAGTAGTCAATTTATTCGCTAAGTTAGCTCCACCCAATGTTGGGTGTGCTGTAGAAAGAAGAGCTACTCCATCGCCACCAGTAGAAGTGGTGAAAGCGTTATTAAGAACATTAGCTGCTTTAATTTGCTTTGTCGTTGCCATACTTCTAGCAAGAGCCTTAGTATAACGACCAGAAAGCTTATCATACAGATTATCTTCAATTGCCTCTTCTGTTAAAGAAAATGCTAAAGCAATTGTTTCGTGTGAATATCTAGCTGTATAAACTTCTTGTGCAGCATCAAAAGAGACACCAGCACCCTCTGTTTTTACAGGAGCTTCACCGAAACCTGAAAGCATTACCTCTTCTTCAAAAGCACGGTCAGATGTCTCTGTATCATAAATCTCAGCGTGTTCATTTTCGTAGTTTGAATATTCTAGTCCAAAAAGAGCATTAAGACCTGGCTCAAGCTCCTTGACTAGTTGTGATCTAGAAATTGCCATTGTCTAACTCCTTATTGACCTGCAACACCAGCACTACCGTACAAGTGTTCATTGATTTTAACTACAACCTCACAAAAATTACCTAAAGCGTTCCCTGGAGTATCATAAATACCAACCAGTTTTAGGTTTAGTGCTGCGGTTGTTGCGATTGTTGAAGAATCAAGCTCCATAGCAGAAACTCCAGTAGTTGTGCTTCCTGTACCAACTGTTACATCAGCATTTTTACCAAAGTCAGCTTGAACAATGTCCTCATCAGATTGAATAACAAACAATTGATTTGGATCGTCAAGAACATCTGCCTGAATAGTACCTGTAGTAATATTCACAGAACCTGGATAGAAATTTTTGAAAGTAGGTTTACCTGTTGTAGGGTCGGTGTAAAAAACTCCATTAAAAACTCCAACAGCCGCAGTATGCGATGATGGGTCAAATTGGAGAATAAAGCCGTCCTTTAAGGTAACAAGGTCACCTTGAAAAATAGCCCCTGCTTGGTTGTCCGCTATCTGATAACCAAACTGCTTCTGAGAACCAGTTGCAGAAAGGTTGCCTAGAGCACGAAGACCAGAGGCTTTATCGACATTAGCCATTATTTATCCTTTTAATTAATTTTCTTCCGCCTCAGGGCTTCCGAAAGTTGTACGAGACTGTCGGTTTGGTTTATCAATTACCATTGAACCATGTGCATTGGCTTTTAATAAATCATTGTCAACAGCCGAAATTTGGTCTTGGGTTCTTTGTTGATAATATGCATTTCTTTGATCTGCCATCTCTTCAGGAATCTTGGCTAACACAAGTCCTCCCACGGCACAAACTCCCGCGTGTCTTCCATCGTCCATAGTAGGAACGACAAATTCTGGATTATCTTCTGCTCTAACCAATTCATATCCTTCTCGTAACTTTGCAGCCACGTTCATTCTATCTTCTCTACCGCCAGATTCAGCACGAAGCCATCTGTGCTTATACCCTGGAGGAGCGGGTGGAGTATCTAGCCTTGAAGGACGTACCCATGCTTTTTTACGAAGTTTATTTGAGCGTGTCTCGCTGCCACGACTTTTTTTATTTAAAGCAGTCATTACGACCTCCTAACATATTTTGCATATTCTTCCAAAGGAACACCTAATCGTCTTGCAATACTAACTTCACTTTGAGTGAGTTTTATTGATCTCGTGCGTCCAGTTTTATTACTTCTCGTAGCAGGTGCGACACTTGGGACGTTGCTAGTATCCGCCTGTTTTTTAAATTTGTGCGGAAATTCTTTACGAATCCTCCGATTTAATTCATCATAATACTCATTAGATGTTAAGTCAAACCCCTCTGAGCTTAATTGACTGTGAATTTCCATAGCACCAGAAGTCATAACTCTATCTTCACCAAACCATTCGTTATCTTCAGCCCATTTTCGTGCCTTAGGATCAATTCTTTGTTGTTGGGGTTGTTGTGTAACAGGTTTTTCAATTTTTTCTTCCTGTTGAACTTTTCTTTGTTTCTTATCATTCTCAAGTTTTTCTTTTTGATAAACAAGTTGAGCTAAAACTTTTTGAGCCTCTACAGCAGCTTTGCCATCCCCATTGTTCACAGCATTTTGTAAATTAGCTTCTACAATCGCTAATTGAGACTCTATTCTTCCCTCACTTTCAGTCAAATAGCTATTGTCAAGAGCAGATGCCTTTTTTCGTTCTTGATCTAAATGAGTTTGAACATTTTGAGCATATTCTACAGCAGCTTGTTCTCTTCTTTCTGCTTCACGAAGTTTTGCTGTCATTTTATCAATGCGTTTTTTTACTTTCGCACTATACTGCTCATGTTCTTCATTTTGATCCTCAGAAGAGTCTTTTTTTGATTCTTCTAACGGTTCTTCCGCTTCAATTACTTCTACAACATCTGGCTCAGATTTTTTATTGTCAGGTATTTGAACCTCTGTTTCTTTATCTTCCTCTGTTAAAGGAACTTCAATTTGTGTTTCTTCTATTTGTTCTTGCATGGAAATCTCCTTTTAAACCATGTGGATAACGTCTTCTGGATCCTTTATAGTAGCCAAAATTTCGTCATCATTTAAAATGCGTATTTCACCGTCTTCAATGTTAATACGAGCACCCGCATATCGAGCAAAAACTACCCAATCTCCCTTTTTACACCATGCCCCGTGTGGAAATTTTTCTTGATCATAGTACGCTAAAGGACCTGTTTCAAGAACATATCCGCACACAGTAGCAACTTGTTGTTTTTCTACTGCTTTTTCCGCTAAATAAAGGCCGCCTTTTGTTTTTTTTGGTGGTCTAAACGGCAAAACAACCATTCTCCAACCAGTTGGCTTTGGTATTCTTTCTAAAAGAGACTCATCTAAGTTTTTAGGGTCTAATTTTGTAGTTTTTTCTACATCGGGAAGAGTTTCTTTGCGATCATCTGCCCATTTTTTTTGTAAAGCTGTCATTTCTGCCATAATTTCTCCTGTATTGCATGATTTTATTCATGTTCATCTAGCGTCTGTTTAATTTTTTCTTCAATAGACGTAAGTTCATCTAAATTGCCTAGTAATCTTTGATAATGTTCTATATTTTTTAGGCCACCACCAACCATTACCTCTGATATTTCCTTTTTTCTTTGTTTTATGTACTTTAGTAATCGATCTACGTTCAATTTTCTCCTTTATTGTCTCTTATTTGCTTTCTTTCTTCTTGGTCAACTCTTTCCCTAGCAATAGTTGCTTTTTCATCAGCTATATCTCTAGTTGTTTGAAGCCTTTCTTGAGCAAGTTGAGCATCCATTTGCATATCTTGAGCTTGTAAATTAATTTTTTGAGCACTTTCTTGTGCTTTTCTTTGAGTATCCTGTGCTCTAAGTTGTAATTCTTTCTCTTTTAGCTGAACTATTGGGTCAGGTTGCCCTACACCAGACAACTGATTAGAGGCTTCTCGTAATTGTTGCATATTCTGTACAACCATTTTAGCTACTCTAGACTCTTTTTCTATTGGTGAAACTGCATTTTTATAATTTTCACCAAATTGCTTAAACAACTCTGCCTCTGTCATCTCTTCTGATTTTAATCTAACGTGTTCTAAAATATGTTTTGTTAAATTAGTTGCAGCTAAAGGATTCTGTGCAACAATTGGAGTTAATAAATGCAATAAATGGCTTAAAATGTGTGCATCGTGGTCTTGACCAGGAAAAGCCTTTAAATTTTTACCATCTAAAGCCTCTGCATTTTCTGTTGCGGGATCTTTTGGTTCAGGAGTTTGAGTATCATCAGGTTTAAGAATCATGTCAATATCTCTTGTTCCTAAAGCTTCATACATTCTTCTATACGCTTCATAAATATTATGAATCTGAGGATTTGATTGAGCTAACTGCAACTGAGTTTGAGCCATTGTAATTCTTTGAGCAGCAGAATAAATATTCGGATCTGCACTAGGAATAATATCAATTCTTTCATCAAAATCTTCTTTTAAAATAGTTCGATCTGCACCAGGCACATCATATGGATATTCATCAGGTAAATACCTATGAAAAGCATTTGCCATTAATTCAAACTCTAGTTTTTGTGCGTAGTGTAGTCTTTTATGAATGCCAGACATAACCATTGCACCTCTTTCTAACATTGCAATTGTTGTGCCTACTGCTGCTTGTTGATTACCATCTCCAATTTGCATATCAGAAATGCTCGATAATCGTCTACCCATATCAATACAAAACCCTAACAACGTAAACAAAGTTTGACTAGGCTCTTTGTATGGTAAAGGTAATAACGAAGATTGTAGATCACCTCCTCCCGCATCAACATCTCTAAACTCTCCTGGTTGTAGCGGTTTATCATCATCTGCAATCCGTAAACCTCTAGCCTTAAATCCAGCAGGTAAATTAGCTAATGTTCCTGCATCAAGCAATTGTCTTAATGCGGCAGTAGCCGATCTTGTTAGGTTTCCAATTAAGTGAACTAAACCATAACCCATGCAACCAGGGCCAGGTAAAAACATATAATGTATGAAATACTGTCGTGGAGTAAAATCTTCATCATCCTCGTCATAGTTTCTGTAAATCGATAAAACTTCTCCAGAATCTTTATCTATCGTTACAATGTAAGGTAGTTTTAATCCATCTTTGTTACCGTAACCAGGTAAATCTAAATGAATATGAGCTTCTAATAAAGTGTAGTTTGAATCACTTTCATTACTATCTATACCAGATACACGATCTTCAGCTTCACGAATTGAACTAATTTCTGGTGTTTTTTCTTGTAAATCTATATCTCTATACGTTCCATCAATCTGACGTTTTTTCAACTCATTGCCAGACATCTGAACCATTTGAATACAACGCTCATTTTCCCAAGGATTGCTTGAACCGTCATACGGCATTACAAAGTTATCTGGCAAAATAAATGGAGATACGCATCTCTTTTTTGATTGATCGTAATAAACTTTTTTAAATGCTGAACCACCATACCCTACATACCACAACATTTGGTCAAAATCAGGAGTGTACTCCTTCATCACCGTAGTAATTTGGTAATTCATAAAATCTTTGATTCTTTGTGCTTGTTGCTCTTTTTTCTTAGTCGGAGTGCCAAGAACCTGTGTTCTTACAGGACCACCAGATGGCATCAACTCTTTCATAGCCTGAGCACAGAATTGAATAATTGCTTCCGTCATCAACGGAACATGAACTCCTGATGCACCACGGAAAGGCTGTGTTTTTTCCTCATATTGGAAACCTAAAAGCTTTAATCCCTCAGAATACGTCCTCTCCCAAGCATCACGACTTGACATATCTGACTCATACAAATCAAGAATATCTAAAGAAATTTTTGTTAAATCAGAATCTTCAATTTTTTCTGCTAAGTTCTCTTCATGCTTGGAAACTTCTTCTTGCTCATCTTCACCAATGTTTATCGTTGCACCACCCTCATCATCAAGAATTACACTAACTTCTTCTGGAGCAACTGTGGTCTGTTCTATCTCCACGGTTACAGAACCCTCTGGTAAAGAATCAGGGGTCAGGGCTTTTTCTACATTGTCAAATGGGTTAGCCATTTATCTTCCTTGTTGTTTTTTCATTAATTCAGAAAACACAGAATCTACTTTTCTCTGATCTCTAAACTTAGTAATTGAATCAATTTCCTTCAAAGCTTCATTTAAAACTGTATCTGTAAACTGATCGTCTATCTCTTTTTTTCTGTAAAATTTACCAATTCCCATAGATTTTCTTCTCAATTTATTGCCAACAAAATCAAGCAGTCGATCATAAGATTGTTCTATGGCTTGAGATCGCATGGTAGATGCATCGCTTTTTACACCAAAGTCAGGATAGTTTTTTCTAACTACGTTTTTTATAAAATCTTTATCTTTTTTAGAAAGTTGATAATATTCCATCGGATTCAAAATATAAGGATCTTTTTTAATTTCGCTTTTTTTTAACAAACTATTTAAGCGACTCTCCTGCATTTGAAGAGTATCCATACCAGGAGTAAAAGGACCTGTTCTTCCTGGTTCATATATTTCTCCTGACAATAATTCCATTCTTAATTTACCCTCAGGCTTAGGTTTATAACCCTTCATTGCTTTTTCTAATTTATTTTGAACGTAAGGCACATCAACCCCAATTCTTTCAAATTCTTTTGAAATTAAATCACCTTCAAGCTTTTTTAAATAATCTTTTTTCAAAAAAGGATCTATCTTGTCTAACTTCAAAAGAGA